TCGCGTTCGGGTAGCGGTTCGCCGTGTAGGCGGAGTACCCGTAGACGACGATCTTCACCTCGAGCTCGGCGGACTTCACGTCCTCGAACCGGAGCATGAACGGCGCGTTCGCGGTCTCCCAGAGGTGGGACTCTTGGGTGTTGCCGACGATGATCACGTCTTCGTTCGATCCGGAGCCGTTGGTGATCGTGACGTTCGCGTCGGTGATCACCGGGAGGCCGGCGATGTTGTAGCCGGAGTTCCCGTAGACGACCGCCCCGGCGCCGCTTGCGATGGCGTTCGTCGGGCCGTTGATCGACGGGACCGCGAGCGGGCGGTTCTGGCCGTCGACGGCGGCGAGGATGAACGCCAACCGGCGCGGGTGCATGAGGATGAAGTTCGGGCCGCCGAAGTAGTTCGTCTGGATCCGCTGGACACAGTCGAGGATCTTCGGATACAGCTCGCCCACCGTCGGGCTCCCGTCGGTGTAGGTCACTACCTGCGTGATCACGTTCATGAGCGAAGCCGCGTTCGACGTGACGTACTGGGCGTCGAGCGCCGTGTGGTACGCCGAGACGAGGTCGGCCATCACGAGGGCGTCGATCCCGGTCCCGCGCTCGAGCGACTGACGGGAGACGTTCTGCTGGCCGGCGATGGTGTTCACCGTGAGGTCCAGTTTCGTGTCGTCGATGTTCGTCTCTTGGACGGCTGCGCCTTCGGTCTGGACGGCGACGGCCGTACCGGTCGTCACCTTCGAGATCGAGAGGGTGAGACCCTGCGGCGGCAGGTTGTGCTTGCGCGACACGTCCATGAACGGGCGACCGGCGCGGGCGAACGGCGCCGCGAGGTCGGTGAGGAACTGCGGGACGACGAGCCCGGCGAAGTTCGTCGAGGTCACGTCACGCTTCTCGATGCGCTCTTCCTGCTGGTGCCGGGCGATGCGCTCGCGGGCGTCGAAGTCGTTCAGCACCTGCGCCGCGAACGCGTCACGGATGAAGGAGTTCTCCGACTGCGGCGAGTAGGTGCGGGGCTCGGAGCCGACCTTGTAGGCGGCCGCCGGGCGGGTCTCCGTCTTCTCTCCGTCGACGCGCTTCGCCAGGTCCGCGGCTGCGGCCTTGCGCGTCTCGATGTCCGTCACCTGTCCGATGCGGGCGTCGAGCTTCTCGATCTCGAGCGCGAGGGCCGACACGTTGGCGACCTCGATCTCGTTCAGGTCGCGGTCCTCTTCGGCGGCGCGGGCGAGCGTCGCGTCGATGAGTTCGGCCTTCTGGTTGCGCTTGTCGTGCAGCTGGGAGAGGAAGACGTTCACGGTTCGGATCCTTCGGTTTCGGGGGATATTGGCGCGAGGTGTCGCCCTAACCGGCGGAGGGTGTCCCGTCTTCGGGAGGTGCTCCGGGGGTCGTCGAGGTGTCGTCGATGGGCGAGTCTAGCCCCAGGTATCGCAGATTTACAACCGTGCGCCGATCGGCCGACTTGATGATCGCGTTCGCCCACGTCCTGCCGGGGTCGCCGCCCCAGAGCGCCCACGCGATGCGTCCCGGCGACGGGTAGCCGTCTTCGTTGGGACGGAAGCCTCGGCCCCGCTTGTCGATCTCGTGGCGGGCGAAGAAGGAAGCCATCCGGACCACGGTCGAGAATGAGAGGCGGCGCCGGTTGACGAGGTCGCGGGCCCGGGCGACCCCGACCTCCGTCCCGCCCCGTCCGAACTCGGCCCGCCAGTCGAGGCCGCGACGGGCTTCTTCGATCATCGCATCCGTCGGGGCGTAGGACTCTTGGCGGGCTTGACTGCGTTCCTTCGGGGCCTTCGGATGGTCGGCGTCGAGGAGATCGTTATCGCCCACGTAGGCCGGGTTCTGGGGGCGTCCCGTGCGGGCGAGGTAGAGGAACGCGTTCACGCGGGCCATCGCCCACGCGCCGCGCGAGACGCCCGGGCGATGGGAGGTCGAGTAGGCGCCGGACCCGCGACGGTAGACGGATCGCAACGCTCCCGTCGTGACGCGGGTCCACATCGGGCGCCCGGCTTCGCTCATCGCTTCGTTGTGGTCGGCGGCCTTCCTCCTGAGTGCCAGGTCTGTTGCCTCGGAGAGCTCGATACCGCCCGTCTTGCCGGCGGCCGATCCTTCGGGGTTCTTCGCGCTCCCCGAGATCTGGTCCTTCGCGGGGGCTGGGGCGTCGGCCCGATCTTGGCCGGCCGGGGCCCATCGGTTGCAGTAGTAGGCGCCGTCGACGAACTCGTCCCAGAGTGTGCAGTACGCGAGCAGCGCCCCGTCGAAGTTCTTCTGGATCCGCGACTCGTCGTAGTGGCGGCAGTTGCCGCAGGCGCGGCCCTCGGGCACGTCCGGGGAGAGCGCCGGACGGTAGTTGGTGGGGAGTGCCCGGTACTCGTCGTCGGTGGCGGCATTGAGGGCGGCGAGCTGGGCGCGGGCGTCTCGGCGGCTGGAGTGGCAGCCGACGACCTTCGTCGTGCCGTCCTTGACGACCGCGTATCCCGAGCAGTCCGGATGATCGGTCTCGATATGCCAGGGCACGGCGGCTACCTGCGGATCTTGGCCAGCACCTCGTCGAGTGCCGCGAGGTTCGGCTTCTCGAGCGTCGTCCGCACCGTCTCGACGGCGGCGGCGTCACCATAGGCGCCGAACGTCACGAGAGAGACCTCGGCCAAGTGAGCCTTGATCCGCTCGACGATCCCGTCCTTGCGGCGCCGATCCTGTAGCGGCTGGAAACCGACGGAGAGGTGAGTGAGTACGCCGTCGCGCACGAGCTCGAGCGCTTGATCGCCGGTATCGGTCTTGGAGACGCGGAACTCGCCGTAGAGGCCGCGGGCGTCCTCCCGTAGGAGTGTCGCCTTGCCCAGCGGGAGCGTCTTTTCGTTGTGGCCCTGGAGGAGTTTCACGCGATGCGCGGCCCGGGTCACGGCGTCGAACGCGCCCTTCCGGAAGACCTCGACAAGGCTCGAGTGGATGCGCTGCTCCACGTCGTAGGGGACGCAGATACCGCAGACCGTCCGGCCGTCGCCGTCTTTGCGGACCTCGAGGGCGGCGTCGTATTGGCGGGTCTCCATTATGCCTCCGAGGATAGTTCGGGCTGGTCGGGAACGGTGACGACCTCGTCCTCGGACGGTGGCACCTCGCCGAGCGTCTCGCGGTTCTCCAGTTCGCGCACCTCGTCCACGGTCAGGAAGCCGGAAGAGAGGGCGATCGCGTGGGCTTGGTACCGGCTCAGGGTGTCGCCGCGGAGCAGGGCGTCGAGTGTGAACTTGGCGTACTGGCCGCGGGGGATCAGGTCGGTGAGCGCCGACTCGATCCGCACGAGTAGCGGCGTGATCTGTTTCACGAACTCGATCGCCTCGGACTCGATGTTTGAGTAGGTGCGGGACGAGTTCGGGGCGCCCACGAGGTAGCCCGAGATCCCGAGAATGTTCGCCTGTTCGGAGAGGGAGAAGGCGCGACTCTCGACGAGTTGGGAGTCCTTCGCGTTGTCGGAGAGCTGCTGGAACTTCGTCGTCGCGTTCAGGACCGCCGGCTCGCGTGACGTGCCGCCGTAGTGGCGCATCCAAGCGGCCTTTATCATATCCGCCTCGTCCTGGGTGAGGTCCGCGTTCTCCGAGTAGATGATCCCGGTCGGTTGGGCGCCGCCCGTGAAGTAGCGGGCCGCGTACTCCTGCATAGCGAGCGCCGACCCGATGCCGTGCCGCTGGGCGGCGAGGATCCCGAGACCGACGATCGAACCGGGGAGGCCGAAGTTCTTGACGTGCAGGATCTCGGACGGGTCGTATTCGCGTTCGTCGATGCGGTACACGTTTCGCCCGTCGCGGCGGATCACGTTCACGCGTGGCGCCGCCACCGGGTAGAAGGCTTCCGGGTATCCGTTCGGCCCGGGTTGGCCGAGGATCGCGACATAGTTCCCGTGGACGATGAGGGATGCGACCATTGCCGAGATGGTCTCGATGCGCGTCTCTTGGGGGTTGGGGCGCTCGAGCAGCGGGGACGACGGGAGTTTTTGGTTGCCGCGGTAGGCGGCGATCGGTAGGGCGCCGATCGTGTTCGAGATCAGCGTGATACCGCGCCAGAGGCCGGGCACGGAGAGGACGGTCGTCTCGTCGACGATCTGCCCGGCGTAGACGGAGAGCGGCGAGTGGAGCAGCCGGCCGGCGGCATCGACGTAGACCTGCGGCTGGTTGTACGGCGGAACGTAGGCTCGCTTCTTCAGTCCGAGCCGTTCGAGAAGTGCCATACCTTCCGATCCTAGTAGCGGGAGAGGCTAATGCTAGAAGAC